CGGAACGAACATTCTTAGATATGTCTCTCAAAGGAGCAGACTTCTCTTGGATAGTCCTCATCAATGAACGAACACCAGAGTCTGACAAGAAAATTACATCAGTACCAATACTCTGAATAGAGTCTCTAGCGATACATCCAATAGAACCTACTGTGTCACTTAACTGGAGCGTTGCAGGGGTTGTTGCACCAGAGTAAACAAGAATCTGTCGTTTACCAAAGATAAACAAGAAATCATTGTGTGCCGCCAATCCCATGATCTCATCAGAACCATTAGGCCATACACGAGACACATCCAAAGTGCCAGTAGTACCACCCCCCCATACATGACCTGCAATCAGATCAGAGAAAGTAATCGTTACTTTGTTAGTAGATGTATTGGCAACCCACAAACGACCAAAAGCAGAAATACAGATGTTTGCTTGAGGAACAGTACCTACATAACCAGTCTTCTCAGAAACTCTGCGATAAGTGGTAGTACTCACTGCTGGGTCGTAAATCAATGGATCGTGTCCAGCTTGGAAGAAATAAGTGATTCCATTCAAAGAAGCACAATGCCAATTACTAGCACTAATGGTAGGAGCAGAACCACCACCACCATAGGTCAACTCAGTTACAGCATTGGAAGTACCAAGTTTGAACAACTTATTGTTGCCAGCAAACAACACAGTCAATGTGCCATCAATCTGCACTAACTCATGGATAACAGTTACATCGTTAGACCCAAGGTTTCCAGATGAAGAATTAACCAATGTATAACCCTTGCGAGCACCAATACGTCCATACTGGTCAATCACGCAATTAGAAGCAACCAAAGCAAAGCCAGAAGACAAATCCAATGGAGAGTCTTGCGTATTCAGACCATAAAAGCCTGGTGCGCTTACGCTGTTACTTTGTAGTGGAGCTGCCATTACACTGCCTCAAATACTTGTTCTTCAGGATAACGTGTGCTCTCTGTTGCAATGGCATCAGACAACATACCTCTAAACAGCGCATAAGCCTCAGAAGAGTTAGTACCACCATCTTCACCACGCTCAATCAAAGCACGTGCATAAGCACTCTGAGTCACCAAATAATCTAAAACCTTGACAGAAGTGCTATCAGAAGTCAAAGCCGCTTGTGGAATGATCACATCAAACAAAATAGTGAAGACACCATTAGGAATTGGATACAAGTCAATCTTTGTATCACCACTGCCATCTACACCATTAAAACAGTATTCAGATGGGATTCCTTGAACTGGAGTCACAAAGTTCAACTTGCGATTCATACTGGTAAAAGGAATGTCATCCATCACAACATTGCTAGTTGTATTCAAGGAGTCCATTACACGAAACTTCTGACCAGAACCAGTCAAAGAATATGAATGTGTGCCACCAGTAGTAGTTACTGTGATGGTTTGAGACAAGCAATTCCAAGTGTAGGAATCTTCAATTTGTCGCTTGGCATCATTGACAAACTTGCCAATCAAAGCAGAATATGTTGTCTCTGAGACAGTTGAAACATTTGTCTCACGCAATCGTGTCAATACATCGTTGACAAGCTCTAAGTAGGTCATGTTCTTTGCGCTCCTGAAACCTCAAATGTGGCAATAAAACTAAAGGTACTTCCAGCTTCAGTCGTAATTTGAATCTTATCGCCTTCTTCTAAAACAATATAAGCATTGCCATCAAATTGAAGGTATGCTTTTGAAGTAAAGTTGTATTCAGTCAGGATGTCGTAGGAAGTGGCGGCACTTGCATCATTCCACGCCACAGTAATATGCTTTGTAGATCCACCTGTGTTGTGGATGTACATGACTGTAAATTTGGCGTAGTAACCCGTAGGAACTGTATAAACAGTAGTCAATACTGCCGCAGTAGGGCTAACTCCAACAGATACTGGTCTCACTTCTTGTTCCTCTTAGAGATCGCTTTAGCCTTTGCTTTAGCGTCTTCCTTGGACGTTGCGCCCCAAGCTCTAAGAGAAAGTAAAAGTCGGGTAGGCTTTCCATCTTTCATCTCAGCGCCAGGCATATTGCCCATACGTGCTAAAAAACTAGATCGACGACCTGAATTACCCGTTTTTAAAGGCTTTTTGAGGTCTAGACCTTCAGTTCTTTTGTAGAACTCACGGCCTTCCTCATTTAATCCGCCTTTTGGATTCTGGTATTTTTTTAAGACCATAATGATCTTTCCTTGAAGTGTACACCAGCTTGTAGTGGTAATGCAATAGCTAAATCAAAATCTAAGCCATTTCTTAATCTTTGCATCAAAGTTTCAGGCTTCATGTTCACCATTTTTGCAATCTCAGTTGTTGAGCGCAATTTGCCTTCATACATACGTTTCCCACGATTTGGATCAATTCTTATATGTTCAGATGGGTCGCCATAAACTTTAGTTGCTTTCCAGATTCTCTGGTAATCAATTCCTGTTTTTCTAGCAATCTCAGCTAATGTGAGATTCTCACCTTCATATAAGTATCTTTTGCTATTTCTGCGATTATTGGCTTGCTCAATACTGGTTGACCATTTCACATTGTCTGGCGAATAGCCCTTGTCAACATCAATCCTATCAAGACTGTACTCTTTTGAGGGCCTTAGCCCAACATCTTTAATAAATTGATAGAAACCATCGTCACCATGCCATGATGGATGTACGTCAATGCCACGACCGCCATAATTTTTGTAGTCAGGACTAGCTTTTGAATAGCATCTATAAAAAAGATGTTTCCATGTGCCATGAGACAGAATCAACTGATCTACAGTCGACTTGTCTAATGCCTCTGGAATAGTCATTTCTTCTTTGCAGTCTTAGCTGCCGCCTTAAATGCCGCCTCAGTAGGAGCACCTTTAGAACCAACCTTACGCATCTTTTCACCAGAACCAGCCTTTATGCGCTCTCTCTTTTTTGCAATGTTAGCGTAGAGACCTTGTTTCATTTCTTGACCTTCCTAGCCTGAGATAAAGCAATGGCAATAGCCTGTTTAGGCTTCTTGACAATAGGGCCACCCTTGCCAGAGTGAAGCGTTCCCGCCTTGTACTCTCGCATGACCTTAGAGATTTTGGCTCTGCCTTGGTCTTTTTCATTTGCTACGGCCTGATTTCTTCATCATGTTAGTAGCAGTACGACTGCCACGGGTAGGAAGGGCTTTAGGCTTGCCAACAGCAACCATGATGGTTACAGGCATACCTTTGGCCTTCTTAGGCATTTTAGAACTGGTCATTTTTGGGGATTTGCCGTACATGATGATTCCTTATCGAATAAGTTTTGTTGCAATAAACGAAATAACACCGCCAACAATGGAGGCAATTGCCATACCTACAAACATACCGCCCTTAGACTTGTTTGCCATCTCTAAAAGGGCTTTAATATCTTCACGCATTGCATGAACTTCTGTTTGCAAAGCCTGAACTTGGGCTTCTAATCTGCCAAACTCTCGTGGATCAATATCAGACATTTGCTACTTTCTTTGGTCTACCTAGCTTCTTGACAGGAGTAGGTGGTGATAGAACTACTGGTTTTTCAAAGGACTCTTTTTCTTCTCCATCAATTCTGACATATCCTGCATGACCTTTCATGCTGTCAATATCGTGCTGATGAACAAAAGTTACTGTTTGACCGCTTGTTAAACAACGAAATGTAACCATAAGAATCCTTTGAAAAAGGGGGTTATTAGCCCCCTTTAGTTTTAGACCATGCGAACAACAACAATCTTCATTGTCGTAGAAGCCAAGTCAGCAGTTGAGCCAGACTCATTCTGAATGCGGAACTTGACTGTATTAGCGGCAGAAACATAACCTGTTACTGTCAAACCAACCAAGTCAACACCCAAAGATGCGCCAATGACCATGTCACCAAGCGCAACGCCTGGTACTGTAATGTCGTCTGTCTCGCCAGCACCATCAACCAATGAACCAGCGTTCAATGTGCATGTTACTGCCCATGTGTCGCTAAAAAGTCCACGGAATTGATCGTTACCTCTGCGAGATACTACTGCGGATGCGGTTGCCATAATAAATTCCTCCTAGATTAAGAAAACCCCCCACCTGTTAAGGCGAGGGGAAAGTGGCAACATTAGGCTGGAACTGCCAAAGCAAAGGCAGCAGAAGCGTTAGCGGCAGAGCTTGTAGCGTTTGTACGCAAAGCCTTCACACCATAAATGGTATCAGCAGTGAACAATGTACCAAGGTACTCTTGTTTGTACTGAGTCTGTGAACGGATGCCCAACTGCTCAACCAACACCATAGAGTCTTTATGACCCATCAAGCAAATGCGGTCTGTGCCAGAAGAACCAGCGCCAGTATCAGCATTAGAAGATGCAAACACAGCCATGCCGTAGAGCTGACCAATTTCACCATTGCGGATCGCATCGCCATTGCCGACAAATGCTTGCTCGGTGTAACGAGCCAGACCCATCAAGGTGTTACGGCTTGAAGGTGGAATCAGGAAGAAACGACCGTCCATAGGAACATCGTTGTCGTCCAAACGCTGAATGGTGCGGCGGATAGCAGCATCAGTCAAAGCGGCGGCGTTAGAAGATGTGCTGTTGTAAGCAGTAGTACCATCAGAGCCGATATAGGCTTTGGTAGTAGTGTTGCTAGTAGCATAGTCGTCAGTACCAACTGTAGCGCCGTTGAAAGCACGACCCAATTGAACCAAGTCTGTGTCGATGCGGCGAGCCAAAGCATAACCTGCGTCTTCTGTGTAGAAAGAACGCAAAGATGTCAGGGCTTGAACTTCAACGATGTCTTCGATCAAACGTGAGTACTCATAGTGCTTGTTGATCAACACTTGAATGTTAGTGTCGCTCTCAGCAATCAAAGTAACTGCATCTGTAGCGGCTTTAGCTGTTGCTGAACCACGAGCAGGGCTAGGGATATTGACTGTGTCACCCTTTTTGCCTTTGAAAGACATCTTCTTGACCAAGTTGGCCAAAACGAGGTTCTTCTTATAGGCGGCAACAATTTCATCACTCCAAATTTCTGGAATGAAGTTAGCTGCGGATGTAGTGGTTACACTATTTGTGGGGGAAAAGGCGGTATTTGCCATAATTAAATCTCCAATAAGTTAAGTTTACTTAACACGACCTTCTGAATACGCTTGCATGATTTCATCTGAAAGCGCCTCATAACGAGTCGGGTCTTGCATTTTCAGCCGAATAAGGTCAGCCCTACGATAAACCCTCTTTGATGATTCCCCAGAACCACCTACATCAACCCCAACTGCTTTCAAATTCTGCTTACGAGTTGCTTCACCAGCGGTACTCATTTGCTTTTGTTTGACAGAGCGAAGTTCTTTGTAGGTAGATAACAGTTCATTGGCTGAATCATAGTCAAATTCTGCATCAGCACGTTTGAACAAGTCAATGCGTACAGGGCTAGATTTAACCCAATTTGCAAAGTCCTCATTTTTAGCAATATCGCCAAAATCAGGATGTTCTTGCGCTAACTTTTGCTGAATTTGCGCCCTTTTCATCTCTAGCATGGCTTGCCTTGCCGCAATGATGTCAGGGTGACTATCAACAGTCTTTTGAACTGCCATCTGTGGATTCTCAAAGAAATCTACTTCAGGCTCAACATCTCTAGTTTGCTGCTGTTGTTGTTTAACAGTGAGGTTCTGCCTAATGAGTTCATCAGCGAGCTTTCGGACTTCTCCGACCTCTTGTGCTTGTTTACCAATGAGCTTCTCAGCCTCTTGGTGCATTCGCACTACCTCGTCCAGACTTTTATCCCTGTATTTCTCAGGAAGTTCGGGCTTGGCTTGTTGCTCTACCGCTTCTAGTTCATTTGGCTCTTCATCAATCAGCATACTTTTTCCTTTTTCCTGCCGTTCTCGGTTGTAGGAGATTCAACTCGGCATAATTGCTTATGAGTTGAGTTTGCGTTCAGAATTCAACTTGTCGACATGGCTCTTTCCAAATTTGGCATAAGCCGATGGAAAAGAACCAGACCATCCTTCAAGTCGAAATGCTGGCGCAGATAGTAAACGTGTTGCATTTGCACCACACTCAC